AATGTGTATCAGGAGATAAATATCATCCCAAATATTGTTGTCCGGTAGGCGTAGGACTAATGTACACTCACGTTGGTGGGAGAAGATAAATACTAAATTAAAATAACTTAATAATCATTATCTAACTATAATAATGATTATTAAAATCGATTACCGCGAATATGATTTGCTTGAATACTTTGCAAGTAAAGAACCGTGTGATATGGTAAAGACCCAAAAAGAGAATTTATCAATAGGTGATATAATAATTAGTGATGATAATAATAATGATATATTAATTATTGAGAGGAAAACGATAACAGATTTAGCATCAAGTATATATGATGGTAGATATAAAGAACAATCATTTAGATTACAAAATAGTGAAATACATAATCATAATATAGTTTATCTAATAGAAGGTAGTTTAGATAAAAAATTATACACGAAATCGATAAATAGAAATACATTGATGTCGGCGATATTTTCCCTGAATTATGTGAAAGGTTTTAGCATAGTAAGAACGTTTACCACGATTGAAACCGGAGATTATATTCTACAAATGGTACATAAACTTAATAAAACAGAGACACAGTCTTACTATACCCGAGAAGATAAAGAGGGAGGAATGCAATATAGTGATACGATAAAGTGTGTAAAGAAAGATAATGTAACAAGTGAAAATATAAGCGAAATAATGTTGGCCCAAATACCAAATGTGAGTATAAATGTTGCGCGAAAATTGATAGAAAGATTTAGTAATATAAAAACACTAATAAAGAATTTAGAAGAGAATAAGGATTTATTACTGGATATTAAAATAGAAGGAAAAGAGGGTAAATTACGGAAATTGAATAAGAACACAATCGCGAATATTTATAACTATTTAATTAACGTTTAACTAATATATCATCTTCTTTATAGTCGCCTTTATTAATTTTATCTTGTGTAAATCGCACCCCACCCCAATTAGAATCCATAGGATTGGCGCTGATCTTATCTTTACTATGAAACTCGTTATCAATCGGCGTATTTAGACCGATGTAAAGATTTTGTGGGTCGAAACCTGGATACTGATTTTTATTAAAACCCGAACTATCATTTGCATCTATAATTTTACTCACCTCGGGTGGATATAAATATTCGACATCTTTATCTGGAGACTCATTATATACTTTGCTTTGAACATCATTTAAATAGATGGTTTTCTCCGATAACCCACCGTGTAGTTCGGTGGGACTGGGTCTTATTTTATATACAAGTTGGTCCTGTGTATCGTAACCTTTCTGTAGATATAAAACGGGACAACGAATGCCTCTACGACGCAACCAGTCAATATATTCAGTATATTCTTCTAAATTATTAAACGAAATAGGGTTAACACCGGGAACCTTGGCTTTTGTAGAGTTATAAAGAAATACTTTATTGTGTTTCTGGTATAAGATATTGGGACATATATCGTTAGATTGTGAGAAATTTTCTACTAAATTTTCATTCAGTAGATAATAATATAATCCCATAAGAAAAACCGAACAAATTATAATTAATTTAATATTTTTAATCATTATAATATATAATATGAATAAAAATATTGAGAGAGAAAAAGAATTATTTGGTAGACTATTAAAATCGGGGAAAAGCGGCATAGTGAAATTTTACATGAATAACTGTCCCGCGTGTATGGCGATGGAAGACGAGTGGAATAAATTTATAAAGGATTCAAGGGTTATGTTCCCGGGAGTAATGATTCTAGCTCTAGAAAGAGAATTAATAAGCGAGTTTAATTTCCCCGCGAAACAACATATATATGGTTACCCAACAATATTAGAAATATTACCCGGGGGTAAAAAGGGGCGAGAGTTTAATATGTCTAGAACCAAAGATAAACTAATCGAATTTACAAAATTAGTATTAAGCAAGGGGAATAAGACGATGAGAAAGGGGAATAAGACGATGAGAAAGGAGAATAAGACGATGAGAAAGGAGAATAAGACGATGAGAAAGGAGAATAAGACGATGAGAAAGGGGAAGAATGGCGGTTCTCTCAATGCGAGTGGGTCATCGTCACAAGAAAGAATAGAGGGGGGGATAATAAATAAATCGAATACCTTTTTTTTAAACATGATTGACGCAGGAAAAGGAATTCTTAATAGAGGTAGGGGTATGTTGAATCGTGGAAAGGAAGTATTAAATGGTAGAAAGGATTTATTATTAAATAAAATGAAAGGAGGTTCGAGGAGAAAGAGTAGAAGAAAGAGTAGAAGAAAGAGTAGAAGAAAGAATAGAAGTAAAAAGGTAGTAAAAGGGAAAACTATATGAGAGAGTATTTGAATTAGTTTAAATTATAAAATTGAGTTAAAACTAATTCAATAAATAATTCCAGAATGGAGTACACATACAAGTTAACAGCATTTAATGTTTATGATGATAAACCACGCGATACATCAAATATAGAACCTCGAAATATAGGCGGATATATGGAATATATGGTAGAAATGTTTGGGATAAATGAAAAGGGTGGCACGGCGACGATATATGTAGAAGATTTTATGCCATTCTTTTATGTAAAGGTACCGGATGGGTGGGGGGAGACGGATAAATTAAGATTAATAAACCAATTGAGGGGAGAAGTAGGGGAACGCTTTGAATATGGAATAGTAAATGGGGTGTTAGTAAAGAAGAAGAAGTTATATGGGTTTGATGGGGGTAAGGAGCATAATTTCGTTCAAATAAACTTTAGAAATGAGAAAGTGTTCAAGATGGCGAAAAGATATTGGATGACTTATAGAAATGTGGATGGGAAAAACGAGTATATAGTAGATCCGGATGGATATGAATGTGGTCCAGACGCAACATATCTTTATGAGGCGAATATTCCGCCATTATTGAGATTATTTCACGTGCGAAATATTAGTCCATCGGGGTGGGTGGCATTACCAAAAAAGAATACAAGAGTTCATAATAGTAAACGGGGGACATTAAGTGACAATGAATATACGATAAGTTATAAAAAGTTACTACCTCTAAATAAAAAAGAAGATAGTGTTCCATATAAAATATGTAGTTTTGATATTGAGGCGAGTAGTAGTCATGGTGATTTTCCGTTGGCAAAGAAGAATTATAAGAAGTTGGCGGAAGACATAGCTAATCTGTGGACGGAGAGAGATGAATATGAGTGTATAGATAAAGAGTTAATAGATAATGTATTTTATGCGGCATTTGGGGTAAAAGGATTTGAGATGGAGAATATAAATAAGGTATATACGATAGATAAGATAAATGAGAATGAAATAGATAAACGGGTAAATAGTTGGGTGACATTGAAACCGGGATATAATAATAATACAGATGAGGACCTAAATTTTCATGAAGATGATGAAGATGATGAAGATGATGATGAGATAGATGAGGGTGAAAATGACAAATCGGTAGAAGTGGTGGGATTTAAGAGAAATAAGCCAAAGGTAAAGAATTATAAAAAGAAGGATGCAAATATGATAGATATGTTAAATGATAAGAGTGTTATAAGGGATACATTGATATTCGAATTGACACGGGGACTAGACCGAGCATTCCCTCGTTTAAAAGGAGATGAGGTAACATTTATAGGGTCAACATTTTTGAGATATGGAGAAGAGAAACCATATTTAAACAATTGTATAGTAAAGAATACTTGTTATACGCCGAAAGATGTAGAGAATTGTGAAATAGTTCCTTGTAAGAATGAAAAGGATGTATTAATAAAGTGGGGTGAATTAATGGAGAAAGAGAACCCGGACATCTTAATAGGTTATAATATAATGGGTTTTGATTGGTTATTTATGTATACCAGGAGTGAAGAGTTAGGGATAGTAAATAAATTTGCTCGACTATCTCGAAATAAAAAGGAGTCTTGTTTGTCGGAGAAATGGAATTGGGACAAGAAGACATATGAAAGGGGAATGGAGGTAAATTCAATATATTTAGCAAGCGGTCAGCACGATATTAGATATTTAAAGATGCCGGGTCGTATCCAAATAGATTTGTATAATTATTTTAGAAGGGATTATAGTTTAATAAAATATAAGTTGGATTATGTGGCGGGCTATTTTATAGGTGACAAGGTGATAGAGATAGAGTTTACAGAAAATGATTTTACGAAGATTTATACAAAGAATTTGACAGGGCTGGATAATGGGAATTATATAACATTTGAGGAGGAGGCACATTCTACGGATAATTATAAGGATGGTAAGAAATTCGAGGTGGGGGAAATAAATTATGAGGAAGGGTCATTTATGATATATAGTAAAGAGGAATTGAATATGAATAAACGGGTGCGGTGGGGTTTAGCGAAGGATGATGTAACACCGCAGGATATATTTAGATTAACAAATGAAGGGCCGGAAGCACGTTCGATTATCGCAAAGTATTGTATACAAGATTGTAACTTGGTGCATCATTTGATGCGTAAAATAGATGTGATGACATCTTATATTGAGATGGCGAATTTATGTAGTGTTCCGATGGAATACCTAGTTCTTCGAGGGCAGGGGATAAAACTAACGTCTTATATTAGTAAAAAATGTCGGGAAAAGAATACGCTAATGCCAACTATTTCGAAAGAATTAGGTGATTCAAGTTATGAGGGAGCGATAGTATTGCCACCAAAGTGTGATTTATATCTGGATGATCCGGTAGCCTGTGTAGATTATTCGTCACTATATCCAAGTAGTATGATAAGTGAAAATATCTCTCATGATAGTAAGGTATGGACGAAAGAATATAATTTAGAGGATGAACTAATCGTTGAAAAAGGAGAAAAGAATGAGGAGGATGTCTATATTTATGACAACCTAGAAGAGTATGAATATGTAGATATTACCTATGACACTTATAAATGGCAACATAAAAATAATAACCCGAAATCGGCGATGGAGAAAGTGAAAGTGGGTTATAAAACCTGTCGTTTCGCACAATTCCCCGAAGGGAAAGGTATTATGCCGTCTATTTTAGAAGAGCTATTAGCAGAGCGAAAACGTGTTCGTAAGCTAGGAAAGGTAGAGGAAGACCCTTTTATGGCGAATATATTAGATAAACGTCAATTAAGTATTAAGGTCACGGCGAATTCGCTTTATGGACAGACAGGAGCGAAGACAAGCACGTTTTATGAGGTGGATTGTGCGGCAAGCACAACGGCGACGGGTCGTACCCTATTGACATACGCACAGCGAGTTATTGAAGAAGGTTATAAAAATAAGGAGATAGTTATGAAGAATGGAGAAAAAGTAAAAGTAGATGCTGAATATGTATATGGGGATTCGGTCACCGGAGATGAGCCTTTGGTTTTAAGGAATAAAGAAGGTCTAATTCAAATTAAAACAATTGCTTCGTTGTCTGATGAATGGGAGGCATATGATAATTTTAAACCATTTGATACCGTTCAATCTAATAGGAGAAATAAAGAAAAAGCATTTGTAAATTATGAAGTATTTGCAAATAATAAATGGAACCCTATTAAGAAAGTTATTCGCCACAAAACGAATAAGAAAATCTATAGAGTTAATACTCACCTTGGCTGTGTTGATGTTACGGAAGACCATAGTCTATTAAGTAATAATCGTGAAAAAATTAAACCAGGTGAATGTGTTGTTGGCGAGACAGAATTATTTCATTGTTTTCCACAAGAATTTGATGAATATGATGCGTATGTTCCAAAGCAAAATGAAGAGAAAGAAGAGAAAGAAGAAATTAATAAAGAAGAAATTATTTCAAGAGAAAACATATTTAGAGAGGAATATTTGCTAACAGAAGATGAAGCTAAAGTTTGGGGGATGTTTATGGGTGATGGCAGCTGCGGAAAATACAATTGTAAATCTGGATTAAAATATAGCTGGGCGTTAAATAATAATAATTTAGAGCGATTGAATAAATATAAAGATATTTTGGAAAAGGTAGAACCGATTGAATTCGAGATTTTAGATACATTAGAAAGTAGTGGAGTATATAAATTAGTTCCATATGGAGCAATTAAATATATGGTGGATAAATATCGACCATTAATGTATTATAATGATGCGAAGATTGTTCCAGATATTATCTTGAATGCTAAATTAGAAATTAGAAAAGCATTCTTTGAAGGATATTACGATGCCGATGGATCTAATACAGGATATAATGGATTTGATAAAATCTTTTGTTTTGAAACAAAAAATAAGATTTCGGCTCAAGGGCTATACTATTTGGCAAAGTCAATTGGATATAATTTATATCTTAATATAAATGAAAGCAAAGTAAAAGATGGAAGAGATTATTATAGGATTAGAAGTTGTAAAAATTATAGAAAAAATACGAATCAATTAAAGAAAATGATATATTTAAGAGATTCAGAGGATGAATATGTTTATGATTTGGAAACAGAACATGGAACATTTTGTGTTGGAGTAGGTGAGTTAGAGGTATTTAATACGGACAGTGTGTTTTTCAAATTTAACCCGCAAGATGGTGCGGGAAATCCAATAATAGGTAAGAAAGCGTTAGAACTAACGATAGAGTTGGCGCAGGGTGCGGGAGAATTGGCGACCAAGTTTTTAAAGAAACCGCATGATTTAGAGTATGAGAAAACATTCTGGCCGTTTTGTTTGTTATCGAAGAAAAGATATGTGGGTATGTTATATGAGTTAGACCCGGAGGTATGTTATAGGAAGTCGATGGGAATAGTATTAAAACGAAGGGATAATGCGCCAATAGTAAAGGATGTATATGGTGGGATAATAGATATATTAATGAGGGATAGAGATGTAGAGAAAGCGGGAAGATTTTTGAGGGAAAGTTTGAAAGATATAGTGGATGAGAAATATCCATTAGATAAGCTAATCATTACAAAATCATTGAGGGGTTCATATAAGAATCCGAAACAGATAGCGCATAATGTATTGGCGAATAGGATAGGTAGAAGAGATGCGGGAAATAAACCAAGTGTAGGAGATAGAATTCCGTATATATTTATAAAAAATGAGAATAAGAGGGCGCTTCAGGGGGAGAGGATAGAGACGCCAGAATTTATAAAAGAAAATGATGATGTAGAGATAAATTATTCGCATTATATAACAAACCAGATAATGAAACCGGTTCAGCAGGTATTTGCGTTGGTATTAGAAAAGCTAGTAGATTTTAAGAAAAAGAAAGGGGTAACATTACATCGTTGGCATAAGGAACTGAGTGACTTAAGAGAGAAATATCCAGAGCAGGAGGTGTTTTATAAAAAGGTGGAAGCATTAAGAAATAAGGAGGTAAAGGCGTTATTATTCAATGAATTTATTTAAAACCAATATATTATATGAAGAATATATTGGTAACTGGTGGTGTGGGGTTTATTGGGTCCCATACAAGTGTGATGCTTTTGGAGGAAGGAAATAACGTAATAATATTAGATAATTTGTTAAATTCGAACTATGGTGTGTTAGAGAAGATAATAAAATTGGGAGATAATGGTAAACTATTTTTTTATAGGAAGAGTTTGGGTGACAATTTGGATAATATATTCATTGAACATGAGATAGATGCGGTGATACATTTTGCGGGATTAAAGTCGGTGAGCGAGTCGGTAAATGATCCGCTGTATTATTATGAAAATAATGTATGTGGAACGATAAATTTATTAAGGACAATGGAAAGATTTAATTGTAATAAGTTGATATTTTCATCGTCGGCGACAGTATATGGAAATCAGGAGCCACCATTAAGCGAGGATAAAGAGATAGGAAGAGGTATAACAAATCCATATGGAGAAACGAAACATATGTTAGAGAAGATAATGATGGATTATGTAAAAAGTAATTTAAAGTGTAAAATAGTTTCTCTCCGTTATTTTAATCCGGTGGGAGCACATATATCGGGTGAGATAGGTGAGAATCCAAATGGTAGACCAAATAATTTAATGCCACATATAGTGAACGTGGGGTATAATAATTTAGGGATAGATAAAGATAAAGATAAAGATAAAGATAATGATAATGATAAAGAAATATGTGTAGGAAATAGTTATTTATCAATATATGGAGATGATTATGATACAAGAGACGGAACTTGTGTAAGAGATTATATTCATGTAATGGATGTAGCTCGTTGTCATATATTAGCTATAAAGAAAATAGATAGTTTAAGTAATTATGAGGCAATAAATGTAGGAATAGGGGAGGGAACGTCCGTGCTGGAATTAGTAAATATATTTGAGAAGGTAAATAATGTATTTGTGCCATATAAGTTTGTAGGTCGACGCAACGGAGATTTGGAACGAGTATATTGTGACACCCTAAAGGCGGAGATGTTATTAGGTTTTAAGGCGGAATATAGTGTAGAGAGAATGTGCGAAGATGCGTGGTTTTATAAGTTAAAATCAACGGCGATAATAGAATAGATTAATAAAGATAAACTTAAAGATAATAATTTATATTATGTGATGTTGCAATTTTAATTACACCCGCTTCTTTCGTGTTTTACTTTTCTTATGCTTTCGTTTTTTATATCTTTTCTTTCTCGTTTTTATCCCTTTTCCTACCTCGCCGGTAGTATATCTGGGCACGGATAAGTGGTCTTTGATATGATCACCTAAGTATTTTGACAGATAACACTCATGTCTCGTTATTGGACCCTTTCGTTCTTTTAAAGTAACCTCTCTCCCCTGCATATATTCATCGTCGTCAATATCTTCGGTATCGTCTAAATATTGAGCGTGCACATAACAGGATACATCCTCCAATACTTCCCAATTTATTACATCGGTCATTTTATCCCATTGTGTTTTATGATAGT